TTCTGCTAAGATTGAAGCAAATGATATGGACTTTATTGATATGGATAAAGGTGTAATTCCTGATTCTCCTAAAAATAGAGTAATAGTAATTCAAAATGCTATTAGTGGCATGGCAAATCGTTTTAAAGTATTAGCAGATAAAGCAATGATTGGTGATAAAGAAACGTTAGCATTAATTACCGTATTGGATAATTTTAGTAAAAGAGACCCAAACAAAAATCCGAAAGAATGGTTAAAAGATTTTGAACATATTTTATCTAAGGTAGCAAACCATGAGGGTGAACCATCACTAAGAGAAGGATGGGCAAACTACGCAGAAATATTTGTAGCAATTAAGGAAATGCAAGATAATGGTAACGGAACAGAACATGGTAAGTGTGCATTACTACCACAATCACAAACATTAGAAACGGTGGATGTTATTACGATTAGTGATGGTATGGGAACAAATAGAATCGTAACATTAGATGGTAGAAGTGTTAAGAAAGGTGTTGGGGGTGCAAGTGCATTAACATCAAAAACAAGAAAATCTACATATAAAAATGACCCGAAAGGATTGATTAAAAAGGGTGTAATAGCATTATCAGAATCACATAATGTACCATATGGTTTACCTATGGATCAAAAATTAGCAGACCACAAAAAATTAAACGATACTTATCAATCTGAAATTAAAAAGAAAGCATTAGCATTAAATGTAAAGCCTGCATTTATTAAACAAATGGAAGCAGAAATGAAACCAGGTGGTAGAGCAGCTAAAAAAATAGCATCTGCATTAGGTGGTATTGTATTAGAAAGAACTAGAGCAGGGTTACCTATTGATAAAGATACATTAGCTAAAATTAAAATGCGTTTAGAATCATATTATATCTATACTAATTTGGCACATGAAGCATATAATGAAAATGTAGATGTACAAGATTTTGCAAATGATTCGGTTTTATCACAAAAAGAAGATAGGGGTGGTGGAAAATTAGTTAAAGCAGGTGAAATTGCAATTGATAGTTCAAATGGTATTGATATAATCGCATACCCACAATCTGAATTTAACATTGGATTTACATTAGATGGTAAAAGTAAAAATCCTGGTGCAGGTAGATTTCATAATGCACCTAAGAGACAATAATGAAGACACAATTACTTTGTACTTTTAGTACAAAAACAGATGTAAAGAATCACTTAGAATTAATTAAAAGCAATTATACGTTAGCTTATAACTACATCTATGTTCTTCAAAACAAAAACATTCCAAATGAATTATTTGTAACGTACAATGTAGTAGTAGAAAATGAACAACCAAACTTAGAAATGAAAACTATTTTAGTTCATAGAAAAAAACAAAGTAATACATTATATACAATTAATGCATTGAACAATGTTATTATGGAAGCGACTGGTGGACAATTGGATAATAAATTTGAAGTTGATTGGGAAAAATATAGAAATTGTATATTAGTAACAAATACCGAAGGTGTAAAAAAAATATACACTAGAGTATTTGATGTAATAGATTTAGCAAAATAATATGATTAAGTTAAAAAATATATTAAAAGAAGACCTTCGTAAATGGTTTGGTAAAGGTGGAGAAGGTTCGGCTACCGGTGGTGGCTGGGATAGATATAATAGTAAAGGAGAGAAAGCAGGTAAGTGTGGAGATAGTGAGAAAGGTGATGCATACGCAGCATGTTTATCAAAAGAGAAAGCAGCAAAGTTAGGTAAAGATGGTATTGCATCATTTGTAAAAAGAAAGAGAGCAGCACAATCTGATGCGGGTGATAGTAAGAAGGGTGGTGAAAAAAGTAAAGGACAAAAACCTACATTTGTAAAGACAGGAGCTAGTGAAGCATTAGAAGAAAAACTAAATTTATTTTTAGAAAAAAATGTTCCAACTGATCCAGGTAAATGGGCAGCATCCGTAGCGGCAGCTAAACGAAAATTTGATGTATATCCATCAGCATATGCAAACGGATGGGCAGCAAAAAATTACAAAAGTAAAGGTGGTGGTTGGAAAACGGGTAAGTAAAATAATAAGTTATGATATATTGGTTTACAGGACAGCCTGGTAGTGGAAAAACTACTATGGCTAATTGGATGGAATCTCATTTAATACATAAAGTTATCACTATTGATGGTGATGATATTAGAGATGTATTTCAAAACAAAGATTATTCAGAGGAAGGTCGTAGAAAGAATATAACTAATGCACAAACATTAGCTAAATTCTTACAACACAAAGGCTACAACGTAGTGGTATCATTAGTTTCACCATACAAAGACCAAAGAGATAAATTCAAAGAAGAAATGGGTGAAAACCTAATAGAAATTTATGTTCATACTTCAAATGAAAGAGGTAGAGAAGGATTTCACGTTTCTAATTACGAAGCACCTACTGAATTTTATATTGATTTAGATACTACAAATGAAAGAGAAATAGATACTTTCAAAAAGCTCCGTAAAGATTTGGGAATATAAAAATAAAATTGTAAATTAGAGTTATGAAAAGAAAATACGCAATGTTCATCGGAAGATGGCAAACTTGGCACGCAGGACACGAATGGTTAATTCGTCAACAATTAGACAAAGGAAAAGATGTTTGGGTAGCAATTAGAGATGTACCGGAAGATGAAAGTAATCCTAAATCAGCTTATAAAGTTATGATGGATTTAATGGAAGAACCATTTTTTCAAGAAAACATAGATAAAATTTTAGTAAGTATTATTCCTGATATTGAATCAGTAAACTATGGTAGAGGTGTAGGGTATGAGGTTATCAATCATCCACCACCTGCTGATATTGAATTGATAAGTGGAACTAAAATTAGAAAAGGTTATATGGACACTGATGGAGATGTTATAGAATATGCCGTTGATTAAGAGACATATTGCAAAAACCATATCATATCGTATTGTAAGTACCTTAGTTGGATTTTTATTAATGTGGTGGATAAGTGGTTCAATTAAAGTAGGTGCTGCATTTGGGGTAGCAGAATTGATTTACAAACCTATTCAGTATTATCTACATGAAAGAGTTTGGTATAAATGGATTAAGTACGGATTAAAAAAATAAGTTATATGTCAGATATAAAAGAAGCAGTAAACGGACCAGCATATTATGGTGGTATCGATAACCCATATGAGGTAATAAAGGTATGTGAAGCATGGGGATTAGACAAAGATGCATACCTATTCAATGTAGCAAAATACATAGCAAGGGCCGGAAAGAAGGACCCAGCAAAAGAACTAGAGGATTTAAAGAAAGCAGTTTTTTACCTAGAAAGAAGGATAAAATTACTCTCTAAATAATTTGGTAGTTTCAATAAATTATCGTATCTTTATTGTATAGGAATTAAGAAAATCGATATTTATACGTGAGATTAAATCGCGATAATCTTAAAACTTAAAAACAAATTTTTAAAACTTAAAAACAAAACAGCATGAACATTAATGCAATCAAGCAACGTCTTAATTCGTTGCAAAACACTTCTAAGAAAACGGACTCATTGTGGAAAACCAAACCTGGAAAGTACCAAGTTCGTATCGTACCTTACAAATTCAATAAGGAAAATCCTTTCATTGAATTGTTATTTCACTACAACATTAACAACAAAACCTATTTGAGTCCAGCTTCTTTTGGAAGACCTGACCCAATTTTAGAGTTCGCAGAAAAACTTAAGAAATTAGGTGATACTGAGAATTGGAAAGCGGGTAAAAAAATGGAGCCAAAGTTAAGAACATTCGCACCGATTATCGTAAGAGGTCAAGAAAACGAAGGTGTTAAATTTTGGGGATTTGGTAAAACTGTTTATCAAGAGATTTTAGCTATTGTAGCTGATCCTGATTATGGTGATATTACCGATGAAACAAATGGTAGAGATATTGTTATTGAAATCGTAGAGGAAGCGGGTAAAACATATCCTGAAACTCGAATCAGAGTGAAACCAAATGTATCGTTATTACATGATACTCCTGCAACTGCAGCTAAATTATTAGATGAACAAACTGATATTACAGACATCTATTCCGAATTATCTTATGCAGAATTAAAGACTGTGTTAGAGAATTGGTTAAACCCAACAGCAGCAATTGAAGAAGAAAATCCAACTCCTTCGGTAACACAACAAACATTAGCTCCTCAACCAAAGAAAGTTGAAGAACAATTAGTAACTAAAGATGCAGCACCTGAAATTGGTGGTACAGGTTTAGTTAATGATTTACCTTGGGATGATGACGATATTACTGCACCAGCACCTAAAGTAGATGTGGCAGCAGCATTTGATGACTTATTTAACTCATAATTATTATGGCAAAAGTAGACTTAGCAACTCAAATTGCCGATAGTCTTAACAAAAAGTGGAAAGACCAAAAGGTAGCTTTCTTCTTGGATGATGATTCCGATGGGGCCCCAACCAATGTACCGGGTTGGGTTTCCACTGGAACAGCAATGTTAGACGTAGCAATTTCGAACAGACCTTATGGGGGATTACCCGTAGGAAGAATTACCGAAATCACCGGTTTAGAACAAAGTGGTAAATCACTTTTATCAGCACACGTGTTAGCTGAAACACAAAGACAAGGTGGGGTAGCAGTATTGATTGATACTGAGACTGCGGTAAGTAGAGAGTTCTTTGATGCAATTGGAGTAGATGTAACTAAACTATTATACGTTTCAGTAGACACGGTTGAGGATATTTTTGAAACAATTGATACAATTATTGAACAAGTTCGTAAAGGTGATAAGGATAGATTAGTTACAATCGTAGTCGATTCAGTAGCAGCAGCATCAACTAAAAAGGAGATGGATGCTGATTATGATAAAGATGGTTACGCAACTGATAAGGCAATTATCATTTCAAAAGCAATGAGAAAGATTACAAATGTAATTGGTAGACAAAGAATCTCCGTTGTATTTACTAATCAACTTAGGCAAAAATTAGGTGTGATGTTTGGTGACCCTTGGACTACATCGGGTGGTAAAGCATTAGCATTCCACGCTTCGGTTCGTATTCGTTTAAAGAATATGGGACAGATTAAAGCAGGTGAGAGAATTATTGGTATCAAAGTAAGAGCACAGGTTATTAAAAATAGATTAGGACCACCATTACGTTCAGCAGATTTTGATATATTCTTTGATAGAGGTATTGATAATTTCGGTGGATGGTTAAAGGTGATGAAAGATAACAAATTAGTTAAGCAAGGTGGTGCATGGTACGAATACATTGACACTGATACTGGTGAAGTTATTAAATTCCAATCAAAAGATTTTATTCAGATGATGGGAGTTAGGGATGAATTAAGAGACCAAATTTATAGAAAGATTTGTGAATCAACAATCTTACAATATAAGAAGGAAGGAATTGATCCGGATGAAATTACATATGATAGTGGTGGTGAAATACCAGAACCAGATATCGAAACAGAATAAAGGTTTATGAACGAAACATACAAAAAGTTACTAAACGAGGTAGAGAAAGACCATCAGCAATTAGGAAAAGAAAAGGTATTAATTGTTGATGGTCTTAATACCTTTATAAGAAGTTGGACAGTAAATCCTACTATGGATGATAACGGAGACCATATTGGTGGTATCGTTGGATTCTTAAAAGGAATTGGTTTTGCTATTAGAGAACAAAATGCAACTCGTTGTATTATTGTATTTGATGGTAAAGGTGGTTCTAAAAGTAGAAAGGATTTATATAGTGGTTACAAAGAAAATAGAGGTAACAATAGATTTAGAGTGAATAGAGCCTACGCAGATTTGATGAACAAAGAAGAAGAGGGTGTATCTATGAAACGACAAATGATTGGTTTAATCGAACTGCTAGAGTACCTACCTGTGGAAATAATGTTATACGATAACATCGAAGCAGATGATGTTATGGGCTATATTGCATCACAACTTTTAAAAGAGGATGAATTGGCAGTTATTATGAGTGCCGATAAAGATTTCCTACAATTAGTAAATGAAAGAGTCACAGTTTATTCCCCAACAAAAAAGAAAGTTTACGATACAAAACTTGTTTTGGATGAGTATGGTGTTCATCCCTCAAATTTTATGGTTTATCGTACTCTTGATGGTGATAAGTCCGATAACATTGATGGTATTCCTGGGTGTGGGCTTAAAACTATTGTTAAGAGATTTCCGGAGGTGGTTGCAAAAACGGAACTTACCATAGATAAAATGTTTGAACTATGTGAACAACGTAAGAGTGAAAATAAATTCTATGATAAGATTTTAGATGGTAAAAAAATAATTGAAAGAAACTATAAATTAATGCAATTATCCGATCCAGATATACCAACAAATAAAAAATTAACAATTAACCAAAAATATTTGGATAATTCAGCAAAATTGGATAAATTAGGATTCATTAAAAAGGCAATGGGAATGCGAACTATTAATTCATTCGGTGATGTTAATAGTTGGATTCAAAGTACATTTGCAAAATTACATAAATAAAATTAAAATGGCAAACAAAGAAAGATTAGCACAACCATTGGGAGATAGAGTTCTCCTATTTGAAGAACAAAAAGAAGCAGAAACATCAGCAGGTGGTATAATTTTACCTGATAGTGTTAGAACTGAAGATGTTAGAGTTGTAAAAGTAGTTGCAGTAGGACCTGGTATCTACACACAAAGTGGAACATTAATTCCAATGAAAGTAGAAGAAGGTGACCAGGTAATTATTCCACCTTATCATAACGGAACTGAAATTAAATTAGAAGGTAAAAAATATATGCTAGTAAGAGAGTCAGAACTCTTAATGGTAATTAGATAATCAAAAACAAACATGGAGGAAACAACCTATGAAGTGTCTTAAGAGCAACAAAACAGGAAACATTATTAGAGTAAGTGATAGAGAAGCTTACAACGCAACGAGTGAATGGAAATTTATTCCTAAATCGGAGTGGAAAGAATACAAAAATCCTAAGAAAGAAACAAAAGAAAAAGAGAGTAAATAATGAATGCAGTAGATACATTAGAAAAATTTGGTGAATCATACCAATCTAAAGTCATAGCTGCATTATTATCGGATTTACCTTTTCTTAATCAAGTTTCTGAAATTACAAACAAAGATTATTTTGAGAGTGAACAAGATAAGTGGATTGTAGAATCGATATTAGATTATCAAGCAAAACAATTCGCCGCACCAACATTAGACGTATTTAAAGTTAAGTTGGCATCATTGGGAACTGATACTCAAAAGAAGCAAATCATAGAAAGAATAAAACAAATCTATGATGTATTCGGTAGTGAAGATATGGAGTTTGTAAAAACCGAATATATTAAATTCTCAAAGTTTCAAAAATTAAAAGCCGCAATATTTCAATCAGTAGACCTAATCAAATCCGAAAAGAGTTGGGATGAGATAGGAGTTGTAGTTCAGAACGCATTAAAAGCGGGAATGGAAAACAACTTAGG